AAATCAATATGCTACATCTGATATAGATACTATGACTAAGGCAACTAGAAAGATTGGTTTAGGTGTGATGGGCTTCTCTGATTTGCTAATTGCTCTGAAGATTCCTTACAATAGTGACGTAGCTATGTCCATAGGTAGAGTGTTAATGGCATTTATCAGAGACGTAGCTGACCAGGCATCATTAGAGTTGGGAGTAATTAGAGGAACCTTCCCATCGTGGAAGGAGAGTGACTATGGGTCACAGCAACGTTATCGAAATGCTTGTAGACTAAGTGTAGCTCCCACAGGAACCATCTCTATGATTGCTGATACTTCAAGCGGAATTGAACCAACTTTTGCATTAGCATGGAGAAAATCAAACATATTGGAAGGGAAGAGTTTGTACTATGTAAACAAGTTCTTTCAGACTACAGCACAGGAACATGGTTTCTATTCGGACGATTTAATGGAGCACTTAGCTAAAGGTCGTTCTATTAAAGAACGTGAAGATGTCCCTCAGTGGGCAAAAGATGTTTATGTTACGGCACCAGACATATCTCCATCAGAACATGTAACCATGCAAGCAGCATTTCAAGATGCAGTAGATGCAGGCATATCAAAAACTATTAACTTCTCTAACGAAGCAACTAGAGAAGATGTACAATCAGCATATTTACAAGCCTGGGAAATGGGATGTAAAGGGATAACCGTATATCGTGCAGGTAGCAGAGTTAAGGAGGTTTTAACTACAGGTATTGCAGAACAGGTCACGGAAACGTGTGACTGTGATACTCCCTTAATTGTTCAAGAAGCTGGTTGCAGCTCTTGTAAAAATTGTGGGTGGAGTGCCTGTGAAATCAGCTAAGTGGATGATAATTATTTTAGGGATTTGTGTTATAATAACTGTTATAGCAGCAGAAACCATGATTATTTTAGATGGCTCATCAATAGAAAATAGTATATTTAGAGGGGTATGCCCTCTACATTAGAGGAGATAATATGATAGGAAATACATTAAGGGATAGGAATAATCAATACGTAGGGACTAAGGATAGTACTGGAACATGGAGAGTATTGGACACTTGGCATGATGACTTAAGAGCACTAGACCCTGATGGAGAGATTCCTGATGATAGTGATGCAGTCACACTGATTTCAGAAGGAGCTTTCCTAGCTCTTGTTAAAGAGGCTGCTCGTTTAGGTGTATTAGCTAACGCTGCTTTTACTGAACAAACAGATATGGACAAAGAACTTCTAGAGAAAGAGTCGGAAATTTTGGATTTACGAGAAAAACTAGTAAAATATGAAGAAGAGATGTTTACGCTGTCTCAAAAACCTGACCGTACTGAGGGGTTTGTGCTCAAAGAAATGGCTATGAATACACTTCTTAAACTTACATCTATGTCTGATATACAAACCTTAAGCAAGGATTAAAAATATGAAACTGTCTGACTATTTACCTGAAGTGCCTGTAATGGCTCAACAAATGTCTGAATTAAACTCTCAAATTAATACCTTAGAGTTAATGAAGGCTTCTGGAGATACGGCTAGTTCACCCTCATTTGGTCTAGACCACGTAGTAAATACGTGGGTACGCCATCAAATGGCCTACCGTCAACAGCTTGTCATGGATATCCAAACCATATCCATGTCAGTTGAAGAAGTACGTTCACCCGTTAGTCATATAACGGGTGAGGTATTCCGAAGAGGGATAGAATGGAAAGCAAAAGTGCAAGACCCTGACCCTGAACAGCGAGAAAGGATGGAGAAAGTTCTTTCTAGTTGTAACGTCTTTGACCAGTCCTTAGAGGAAGTTTTACGACAGTTCCACTTTGATGTGAATATTGTAGACGATGGATTCCTATATTTGGTTAAAGAGTTTTATGATGATGGTAAAACTGTCAGGTCTAAAGTCAAGGAGATTCGTAGGCTCAATCCTGCCTTGGTTGAGTATGACCTAGACATGGCAGGACTACCTAAAAATGCTCACTTTGTGTGCCCTCTCCATAGAGAGGAGGTATCTGATACCCCAGGTGTTTGTAAAGCAAGTAGTTGTGAACGGGAACGATGGCCTATCATGTATAAGTATTATCATCGTAGCCAACACATCTATCTATTTGAGAGTGAAGTTATCCATGTTTCTAAGTTCTTCCCTTCAGAAACATATGGCTGGAGTCCGCTTCTGACCATATTTGAAAAGGTTCTTACTTTGATTGGAATGGATAAGAATCTCTATAGGTACTTCTTTGAACGTAAGATGCCTGGGTCTATGATGATGGTCTTTACAGATGACCCTGAAAGTCTCCGAAGAGAACGAGCTAACATTGCTGCTCAGACTCGTATCGACCCTAACTTTGTTCCTATGGTAGCTGTCTCAGCTAAGAATAATAGGGGTAGAGTAGACATGGTTAGACTCTTCCATACTCTACAAGAGATGGATTACCTACCTGTTAGGGCAGAGATACGGGAACGTGTGGCTGCTATGTGGGGTGTTACCCCTGCTTGGCAAGGTGCTCCTGAAGCATTCGGTGGTCTATCTACACAGACTCAACAACTAGTAGTTATGAGTCGTGTGGTTGAAGGTGACCAGAGGATTTTCCACGAGAAAATCTTCCCGCAACTTCTAGATGCCTTTGGCATAACAGACTGGGAATTAATTTTACCACAACCTGAAGAACGAGCAGAATCTACTCGTATTCAATTTGCACAACAGAAGATTTCAATTGCTAATCAGTATGCTAACATGGGATTTGACGTTGTTATTAAAGACCAAGATGTTCCAATGGAAGAAGTAGAGTTTATCATTGGTGGTCAGATGGTTCCGTCTGCTAAAATGCAGGGCGAACAGCAAGCTTTACAACTAGAACAACAGCAACAACAACTAGAGCAGGGTGAGGCTCAAGCCCAAGGGGAGGGTAACTTTGTAGAGGGTGGTGAAGAAGAACTTCCTCCTGAGGAAGGGGAAGAAGAAGAAGGCGGTATGGAGACTATCCAAGCCATGCTTATGAAAACTATCCCTAAGCATAAACGTAAGTTTAAAGGGAGAACTGGGGGCAGAACTCCTGATTGGCAGGACAAACTCCCACATGAAGAACGGGATATAGATGAATATGCAGATGCTAGGGCAGCTAAAAATACATTGACTTTAATGCAGGATTCTAAAACGTGGGTTGAAAGCTTAATTCAGAAAGGTTTTACTATGCCTTTCATTAAACAAGTGTCACCTGACGGCAAACAAATGTGGTTTGCACAAGACTCAGTAGACTACATAGCACAATTAAATGGTTCAGGTGTAGTACATATAGAGAAAGCAAAGGTTGACCCTGGTGTACATCCACAGTCACCAAATCACCCAGGATATAAGAATTATTCTAACTATAATCCTACTGGGAATCATCGGGAAAATCCAGATGTTCTTAGAGAAGATGAGGAGGACTTATAATGTCTGTATCTAAAGAATATATCTCTGTTGGACATCGAGATGAAGGAGTAAAGAGTCCGTCAGCTGCTGAAATTGAAAAAGAGAGACGGCTTCGGAATGGTATACAAAAAGAAGATGGCGGTAGCGAGGGTGGTGAAAGTGGTGCGGGTACTGTATTCACATCCGCAGATGTCTACACCACTACGCATGGTGGAGGTGGAAGTCAGAAGCGGAAAATAAAACATCAAGCTGGGCCAGCCAGGGTTGATAGATTTTTAGACAACGGAACACCGAAGGTATTTTCTAAAGAGCTTACGGCTCTGGAGAATTTCCTAGAGAAATCTGCCTTCCCATCTGATAATTTTGAATCTCAAAACAGAATGAACAACCCTAAAAGATTAAATTGGAAAAAGAAAGATGATGATACTGACCACGCAGTAGGTCATGATGATTTACCAGAAGGCCAATTCTATAAAGAAGACCCACCTGCGTATGTTGAACATACTAAGGATGTTAAGGATAAAGAGAAATATGCATCCTATACTCTTGCCCAGCAAAAAGATATGGAAAATAAGATACGTAATTTAAACATAGATAAATCAGATGGTTATGGGATGGCTGGGCAGAATGATGACCTACATAGAACAGATGATAAAGATAAAATACCTAGGAAGTTAAACACCAATAATAAAGATGGAGATGATGAGGACGAGCACAATTGGTGGGTAGTAGAAAAAGCAATACTTCAAAAAGCTATACGAGGATATTAACATAAATAATGAATTGCCCTAAGTGTAGAGGACAGATGTATTTGAATGGAGATAAAGATTTGAGTTGCCGTATGTGCGGTAAAGTTATAGTGCTCACAGTAAGGAGAGAATATGATTCCAGAACAGGCAAAATTAGGGATAGTAAAAAAGAGGCAAGAAGGCGAGACGTGGACTTCGATTGCGGAATGGATGGAAGAAGAAACGGGAATAGCCGTTCATCGAAGTACTATTCAACGTTGGTACGACAAGGAGGGGGATTACGTAGAAGGGGTAGATAATAAATTAGAGAAGCAAGTAGACACCTATAAGAATGAAGCCCTTCACTATAAGAAATTGTATGAGCAGGCTTCAAACGAAATAACAACACACGAGTCTATTGTTGATCTTATCCACACAATAACTGAACCCTTGCGTGGACAGGAATTAATTAAGCCATCACCTTCTAAAGGTAGACGAGGAAAGGAACCACAAAGTGTGATAGCTCCTCTATCGGATACACATATAGGTGATAATGTAGACTATAACCAGATGGCTAGTTTAAATGCCTATACAATTGATATCTTTAATGCTAGATTGTATGGGTGGGCTTCCCAGATATTAGACTTAGTTGAATATCGAAGGAGCTTTGCAGAGGTTCCTGAATTAGTTATACCTCTACTAGGAGACATGGTTAGTGGAGATATCCATCAGGAATTACGGGAGACTAATCAAGATACTACAATGGGTCAAATGGTTAGGGGAGCGAACTTGATTGCTCAAGCTTTGATGTTCTTGGCTCCCCACTTTGA